GGCTTGGCGGCTTTTGCTTTGCGCTGCTGCTCATAGCGGTGCTCGGCGCGTAGCTGCTCACGGGTGACTAAATCCACTGCATCCATTCGTTAGCTATCCTTGACTACTGCTTAATGTTTTCGATTTCTTCTGGGCGCAGGTATGGCACGCCGTTGATGTGCACAAAGTCAGGATCCGTTACATCAAACGGGATTTTGAACAGTTGCGCTTGGCCGCCTTTTTTGTCGATATCGAGTAAGTCGCTTAACTTGATGCGGCAGCCGAACGCTTCGACCTTGACTTCGTCTTTTGCGGTTTTGCCGTAAAACATCATGTCGAACACTTTCATGCCGCGCCAAGAACCGGCTGATTTTGCTTCGTTAGAGATCAGTTCAAATTGGCTGGCATTAACTGATAGCTCACCACTGGCCGCGACGTCGCCGTCGACATAGCCGTCCGGCACGCCACTGGTTTGGCTTACCGCGCTGTTGTCGGTAATGGTGAGTGTGCAAGTGTCAACGTGGATCATGGTGTCGCCCAAGGTGACGTTAAAATTCATTCCAGATAAACGCATGGTGGCGACTCCTTAGAGGCTGTTTAGGTCTAACAAGATGTTGACGGTGATTTCTTTCGGGCTGTTGTACGGACGGACGATCATGTAAATGACCACCGACTTGTTGCTGGTCCACTCGATGGTGATATCGCCATCGCGTGGTGGCTGAATTTCACCTGGGAACTGCGTGCCTAAAATCACGGTTGATTTGCTCATGTTGCGCAATGGCTTCATGAAATAAGCTTTGTTTAACTCGATGCTGGCTGGCGTGGAGTTAAGCGCGCGGTTAGCAATGCGACGAATGGCGAGGATGCGCACTTCGCGGCTGGCTTTGTGCACAGGGCGTAGGTGTTCGATGTATTGATAATCACCGCCTGCGGCGTCGAGTGTGGTGCCGTCGCTCCAGTAGATGCCCTCTAAATCTGGATACCACTGCGGTACGCTCATGCGCGCATTAGCTAAGGTTTCAAGCGTTGCTAGATTTAGTGGTGCATCGCTGCTATCTACTGGCGCGCTACCTAGGCCGAGTACCGAACCTGTGGCGACGCGCATTGGGCTATCGGCAATGCTCACTGAGCGATCACACAGGCGGCCAGCGAGCACGCCGACGTTGTTACCGTGTAACTGTGGCACTGGCACCACTAAATGGGCCGCAACGCCTGCTTGTAGTGCGACGGTGGCGGCCTCGTACTGCTGCCATGTTTGGGTGGCTACATCAATGCCCGGCAAGGCCACTAATGCGTTAACAAAGCGGCCATGGCTGGCGCGCAGGCTTAGGCAGTAGTCGTGAATGTCTTTGAGTTTTTGCGCGGTGGTTTGCACGTCGCAGATCACCACCATTTCAAAGCTTTGCACTTCGTTGGCGCGAGTGATGGCGTCGAACAGGTCTTCATCGGCGGCCAGTGGATAAGCTGCGGCTGTCCAGTTTTGTCCGGCGTTAAGCTGGGCGGCGATCAACTGTTTACGCAGTGCGCTATCGGCAAAGGTGGTTTCGAGATCGGTTTGCGCGCCAAGGCTGTAAAGCTGGCTTTCTTCACCTACTGCGCCAGCGCGGCCGAGAAATAGGAAGTGGCGCTCGATGGCTTGAATGTCACCTTGGCCTTGATTGAGATTGTTAACTTGAACTTTACCTAGTGACATTTTTAGCCCCTTTTCTGATTAATTTGCTCGATGATGCTGACTAGCTGGCGCTGGACGTTGTCTGCGCTATCTCCGAGGTGCGGCCGCGCGGCGACGGGTATTTCCCAGCGCTGTTTATTGGGTTTATCGCGCATTGAGCGCAGGATCACGCCCGCTTGGCCTTGGCTTAAGGTCGACATGATTTCGTTAAGGCTGGCGCGGCGGTAGCCGTTGCCCTTGGCTTTGCGTACTTTGTAACCTTCTGCTGATAGCGCTTTTGCTTGGCTGCGGCTGCATGGTGCGTTGTAGTCTGGCGTGCCATGTATGCGGGCCATGCGTGACGCGCTCATTTGTTCGCTACCGCCGTCTTGATGCAGTGCGGCGATGCGGCCAGTGAGTGCGGCTTTATGCTTGAGTTCTAGGCGGTTGGCGTTTTTAACAAACGGCTCTAAGGTTTTTCCCAGGCGTTTGAGCATTCGGCCTTTTTTGCCGTTGGCGCGTGCCTCAAATTGGCCGCCGTCAACCGTGGTTTGGGTGCGAATGCGTTTGCGTGCTAGCGCGCGCTCATAGCGGCCTAAGGTTTTGAGGATGCGAATCCGTTTGGCGCTTGGCAGCTTAAGCAAGGCAATCTGGTTGCTGGCGTTAAGTGCTTGAGTGCGGTTTGGGGTGATAGTGAGGCTCATTGCGCCCCCTCTGGCCGTGTTTGCACGTCGGCAGTTTCTGCCACGTCAACAGGCACCAGTGCGACTCGGTAACGCTCGCCGTTAAAGGATACTGGGCCGTTGGCGTCTGGTATGAGGTCGATATCGTCAATCAGTTCGAGCTCAATCAACACCATGGCGTGATCTTTACTCACCACATCGATATCAAGCTGTGGATCGGCTAGGCCGTATTGGTCACGCGGCCAGCCGCTGTCGAGTAAAAAAGCCGGTAGCATGGCGAGCAAGTTGTAGGCGTTAAATTTGCGGTGCGGGAATTGCTCAATCGCGATCACGGCGCTGTGCTTCCACTTGGCGACTTGATAGCCGTTATTGCCGAGGGCTTCACCGCTTAAGATCAGCGTGCCGCGCTCTTGCCATGCGTCGATGTTGTTGGCTTTGACGTAGGGCTTAAGGCTCTCGTATAAGAATGCAGTGACTTGTTGTAGTTGGCTGACTGTTTGTAAAGAAGTTGGTTGGCTCATAGCGCGTGCACTCCGGCACGGCCAAGGCCGAGTAATAGGCGCACGGCGCGGTTTGATTGCGCGAGGATCGCTTGTTGCTGGTCAACGTCTTGTGCTTTGTTGTTGCCTGCGTCTTTTTGGTCGACTGCAGAAAAATAACCCAGCAAATCGGCATGGGTACGAGCGTACACAGCCCCGCGGTAAATGCTAATTTGCTGCGCGCTAAAATTAGGCGCTAGGCTAGCGCCTAGGGTGAATGGGACGTCCGTGTCAGTGCTTGCCTGCCCTAAAAAGCTTAAGAGTTGCTGCTGGATTTCAGCCACGCTGCGGTTGAGTGAGTCGGCGATGGCTTGCTCTGAAAAAAACTCAGGGATGCGGCGCAGTTCGCGAAATTCAGATGTTGATAATTCAGGCCAGCCGCTAGCCGCATCGATTGCGATGCTTTCTTCTGCTGGTGCTTGAAATCCGAATCCGCTCATTGCTTTGCCTTCACTCATTAATTGGGTTCAGTGCGGTTAACGTCACAGTGGTTTTTAACAGTCACCCGTTAAACACTCGGTTAGCGCACTGGATGGTTGGGAGTCGTTCCCGTGCGGCTTAGGGTATCTACTCCGGCAAGCCGCCTTGGCTGCCGTAGGCTTCTAGTGCCCTAAGTCGCATCGCTATCTTGTTTCGTACCGTTTTTACCTGTGCATGACGATGCAGGCTGGCAGCCTTTTCGAGCAGCCGATCCGCTTCATTAAGCCTGTCCACATCACCGATATGGCTTGGGGTAATGTCGCCGTTTGCTGCGCGTAGTAATGCGAGGCCCGCAAATTTGTAATATTTGGCGGTAACAGGTTCCGGCAGTTTCCAATCGTTGCGAACGCGCGCAAACACAGTGCCGAAATACGGTTCAATGCTGTGGCCATGCTCCGCTTGAGCCTCTGCCCAATCGAATATGGTGTCGGCAATAAAGCCCGGCCATTTGCGGCGAATGGTTGGCGGCATGGGTTGCCCCAGTTCAATCGCGGTGAATGCGTACTCGAGGCCGCGCGCGAGATCGCCCACATCAAACAGCCACACAGCGCAATAAGCAAATATCGGGTTGTCCGTGATTTCATTGGGCTTATCCTGTTTCTGGTTTAAATACTCTTCGACGATTGGCAGCCATTTAGGCAGTAGTACGTCGCGTTTATGGGCGATTTTGTCGCTTCGCCGTGCGAAGGCTTTGAGCCGCTTTAGGTCTGCATCCAGCTCGATAAGCTGTAAGTGCAGGCTGGGCGCGTGCTCGGCGTTGCCTGTTAGCTTGACTTTTTCGAGCTGCGTTTGGGCGCGGCGGCTTTCGCGCCACGCGAGGATGCGGGCGCCGCCGACGGCTTTTTTAGCTCGGCTGCTACGTCCTTAAGTTCGTCTTTAATGTCGCCAAGATCTTCGGTGGTGTAGGCAAGTGAACTGGCGCTTTCGTCTACAGCGCCAGCGGCGTTTTCTAAGTTGGCGGCGGCTGATTCGAGATCACTGGCGGATGTGCTCACCTTGTCGGCGGAGTCGCTGACTTTGTCGGCGGCATCTAATGCGGTTTCGGCAGCGTTGCTTACGGTGGCGGCGCTGTCTTCGAGTTCTGCGGCGTGCTCGATAATGCTGTCGATGTCGTATTGTTTATCGATAGTTAAGCTGACAGCAGCGGCCTTGTCTTGGCTTTCTGCTGCTTGGTCAAAACTGATTTTAAATTCAATAAAACGCGCTTTTTGCTCAACAGCTTCACGCGCTTTTTCAATGGCTTGATCAACTTCACAGCCCAGTAATGCGGCGAGCAGTAACAGCGCTTCATTTTCTTGCGCTTTGGTGTTTTCTGGTGCGTCTGCTGGCAGGCTTTTGGCGCGTTTTGCTGCTTCACGGCGTGCTTTGAAATTGGCGATGGCACTCATGGCAATGTCCTTCACGTTTTATTTATGGCTGGTTGGTTTACATGGCCTAGGCACGGGTTAGGTGCCTAGGCTGGCTTTACTTACCTATGGCCTAAGGCGCGGCGCCGATGGTCATGGCCGCTTCGTCGATTGCAGCGTAGCCTTCGAACTCTTCCACGGCGTAACCTTCCATGCGCCAGTATTTGTCTTCGTGCTGCTTGCGATCTTCGACGTTTTCAGACTTACGCGAACGGGTGTTCTTTTGGGTGTAAATGTGCAGGTTCGACAGCATGGTCACGACGATGCGCTTACCTGGGAAGAACGGCGGCGTAAAGGCCTTTAAACCACCAATGGATTTATCCATTTGCTGGGCGGCGACCTTCTCGCTTGGCTTGTCCGCTTGGTTCATCAACTTGGTTTGTGCGGCTGCGGTTAAGTCGCTACCGACTAACACCACTAAGCGCGGGTCGTTGCGCAGTGCTGGGTGGATTAGGGTGTTTTTCAACTCGGTGACGATGGCGTCGAGGGTTTTATATTCGCCATCTTTTAACGCGCCTGTTGCATCCGGGTTGAAGTACACAGGATCCGTCATGATTTGGTCAGGGGCTTTTTCAGACACAATTTTGTGCCAGCCCTTGTTGACGTCTTGTCCCATTGGGTTGGCGTCAGGATCCGACGTGGTGGCGACTGATGTACCGTTAAAACCGACACGCAACATATCGAGGGCGAAACGCATAGTGGCGTTTTGGCTCATGAGCTGCATAAATTGGTTAGTGGTGCCTGCGTTGGCCCATACGGCTAAGGTTGCCCAAGGCACTGCGGCACAGGAGTCAGTTTCGACTAACTCGTATTCGTGGCCGTCTACGCCGTTGTTGGTATTAAATCGCCCGCCTTGTTTGCGGCCAGTGGCAATGCCATAGTTACCGACTTTCACCACTTGGGCTTTGATTTGGTCAACGTCCATGGTGGTGATGAGTTTTAGAACTCGACTGACTCAAGCAGCGC